TGTTGTGCCTTGACGGTCTCATTAATGATGTAGACCGTCAAGGCACATCATTGCAAGAGTTTATAGAGCAAAATGCTATAGCAGCTAAGCTGTATGGCGTTATGTATATCGTAGCTGATAACGTGAGCGAGTTCGGCAGTTCTTTGGCTGAAACATTGGCTAATAGGTCTATGCCTTATCTCACGGCGGTTGAGCCTAAGAACGTAGTGAATTATGAGTTTGACGACAACGGCAAGCTCAAACTATTTACCTATGTAACCTACTTGAAGAACGCTGACGGCACAATCAAAGCACGTTGCCACACATGGACACCTACCGAGTGGAAAATCACAGATGATGAGAATAAACTCATCGACAAAGGCGAGCATAATATCGGACGTATTCCAATCGTTCAATGGTTTGGTAGAGCAGCTCGCAAGCGTGATATTCTCCCACCGCCTGAGTATTTAAGTATCGCTAAAACAAATACTCATGTATATAACTTGTGCTCATTGCTATCTCAAATCTTATACAATCAGACATTTTCTATCTTAACTATGCCAGTCGACAATAACGGCTTGCAAGATGTAACTATCGGTACTGATAACTTGCTCGCATATCCATTCGAATCAAGCAAAGCGCCGAACTTTATCGCACCAGATAAAGGGCCAGCCGAGGTACTTATGGCTCAAATTGATAAGCTCATCAATGAAATGTATCGCATGAGTGGCATTGATAGTGTAATCGGTGTACAGCAAGCTAAGAGCGGAGTTGCTAAACAATGGGACTTTGAGCGCACTAATCAAAATCTAGCAGCCTTTGCAGTCCGTTGTGAGAATGCAGAGTATGACATTATCGCTCTATATAAGCTATGGAGCGGCGATAACCTAGAGTATTTTTGCGAATATCCAAAAGATTTCAAGGTAAATGATGTTACTGAAAGCCTTACACAAGCGCAGCAAGCCAAAGACCTCGAATTTGAGTCAGACACGTTCGACAGCGAGATCTTAAAGAAAGTAATTGACGCTTACATGCCTAATTTGGAAAAGGGAACTAAAGACGCAATCGTTAAAGAGGCGCAGACGGCGGCCGACACTAAAGCTCAAGACCAAACTTATGACGATGATGATCTAAACGGTGGCGATAATGACACAGACGAGCCAAACGCTTGATAAAATACTCGAGCAATTCGAAAATATGGTGCGTGAGTTAGTGGCGCTTGGATATTCAGCCAATAAGGCCGTTCAAATTGCTTATAAGTCTTATCCTATTATGGAAATGCTAGAGGCCCCTCTTACGGCCGATATGGTGGAAAATTTCAATAAGGCCTATCATAGTGTGCTTACACCGCTCTCGGTGGCAGGTCATAGGCCTTTTAATTACACAACTCAATCAATCAGCGAGGCAATGCAAGCGGCTTGGGCAAGCGACGGCTTAAAGCTATCTAAGCGCTTACATCGTAATGCTCATAAAGTGCGACGAGAGACGACGGCGGTTATCTCGCAATCGCTAAAGCGTGGTAAAAGCATTCGTGAGGTAGCTCGCTCTATATTCGAGGGCTATGGCAAGGGTGGCATTATTGATACCGATAAGCTTCCTAAACATATAGAACGAATACGAGCATTAAGGCCGCCGCAATCGCTCAATGATGATGAATTAGCTCGATTTAAGCGAACCATTAGGCGCACAGAGCGGCTAGTACGGCAGAACACAACGCCAAGCCTACGAGCTGCCTATTCTGAATTAATTCAAGCTGTTGACGAGGGCAACGCTATAGACCTTTCTCGAGCTGTTACTGTAGCAGTGCAAGAAAAGGCACGATACAACGCCGAGAGGATAGCTCGCACAGAAAATGCTAGGGCTTACGCAGACGGCCAAATGAACAGATATATCAACGATGATGATGTAGTCGCCTTGAAATGGACGTTATCCAGCAGGCACCCTCGCTATGATATATGCGACTTTTACGCTAACGCCGATTTATACGGCTTAGGTAAAGGGATATATCCAAAGGACAAATTCCCCAAGCTGCCTGCTCACCCTCATTGTATGTGCAGAATATCGCCTGTATTTGATTTTGAAGTTGATATTACTAAGGCGAAAGACAATACAGACGAGGGCGGCAAGCGATATATAGAGTCTATTTCTCGTGATCACAGAGAGAAATTGCTCGGCATAAGCGGCAGTAAAGAGGTTAAAAGCGGCAAAGCTAACTGGAAAGACTGTGCAAGGGGCTGGAATGGTGAAACATTCGAGCCCAGAACACCAAAGAAAAACAAATAATTTAGACCTACAGGCCTATGCAAGTGAATGCATAGGCCTTTTATATTGCCATTAATTAGGGGAGCCGAACGGTGGCAAAATTCATGACGAAAAGGAGAACGACTCATGACTCTAGCAGAATTGTACGCAGCACTTGAAAAACTCGAAGGGGGCAAAGACCTCGTGGCAGGCTTTAAAGGCGAAATCTCTCGTATTAACGAGGCGGCCAAAGCCGACCGCCTTAAATTCGAGAAAACCATTACCGATTTAACCTCAGCACGTGATGAGTTAAAAGGTAAGGTTGACGAATACGAGGCTCACAAAGGCGAAAAAAGCCCAGAAATCTTGGCTTTAGAGAAACAAATCAAAGGCCTCACAGATAAGTATGAGCAATCTGAGAAAGCTCGCCAAGCAGAGATTGAAAAGCGTACTAATTCCGAAATCAGCGCTCAAACAATCGCAGCGCTCACAAAAGCTAATTGCACAGACGCTGAAACATTCAGCAAGCTCATTGCTGGGCAGATTTCCGTACAACAAGACGGCTCATATGGCTGGACTAAGGACGACGGCACAATCGGCACTATCGAGGAATGCGCAACGGCATTTCTTGCTGACAAGCCTTACGCCGTTAAAACTGCACAAAATGGCGGCAGCGGTGCAGGGGCTGGCAATGCTAATGACGGTAATGGTCAATTAGCTGAAATGTACAAAATCGCAGGCATTAAACCGCCTAGCGAGGGTTAATTTTTAATGACGAAATGAGGTAATAATCAATGGCAATTAATACGCTAACTATGGCAGCTAATTTTCAAAAGGTATTAGACCAACAAATGCTCGTTGGCGCTACATCTGGCTTCATGGAGGCCAACGCTGGCGACGTTGTATATAACGGCGGCGATACTGTTAAAATTCCTACTCTTTCCGTTGACGGCTTGGCGAACTATGACCGTGATAACGGCTACAACCGAGGCGCTGTATCTTTGACATTCAAAGATTTCAAACTTACTCAAGACCGTGGCCGTAAATTCTCTATTGACTCTATGGACGTGGACGAAACAAACTTCTTGGCAACAGCCACAAATGTTATGACTACATTCCAAAAAGAGCAAGTTATTCCAGAGGTTGACTCTTATCGTTACTCTAAAGTGGCTGCATATGCTAAGCAAGAAAGCCGAAAAACAGACTCTTTCACGCCAGATGATACAAATATCATCAAGCAGCTTAATAAAGAAATCATGGAAATTGAGGACTTAATCGGCGAAACTGGCGATTTAGTCATCGTAATGAGCGCACGAGTTCAAGGCATTTTGAACGAGGCAGCAGGCGCTAAGGGAATGCTCAATGTAGCTAACTTTGAACAAGGCCAATACAATACTCGTGTTCGTACTTATAATGAAATTCCTATCATCGGAGTATCTAGTGCACGCTTAAAATCTCAATATGTGTTTAACGACGGCAAAACTAGCGGCCAAGAAAAAGGCGGCTTTAAAGCTGATACAGGCGCTAAGGCTATTAACTGGCTTATCATGAGCCGTAAAGCTGCTATTGCAGTGTCTAAAACAGACAAAATGCGTATCTTTGATCCAACTGTGAACCAACAAGCTGACGCATGGGCGATTGATTATCGAAAATTCCATGATGTATGGGTTCCTAAGAACCGCTTAGCGTCCTTGTGGGTAAACTTTGGCGCATAATTAGGGGGTAACTATGGGTAAATACAGAGTAATTCGTATGAATGAGGTTCGATACACGGACAATGAAAGTACTCTCGAGCTATGGCTTGATGAGGGCTTTGTATTAGAACCAGAATTTGAACCAGACACAGAGCCGACAGACGGCGAGGGCGGTGTAGGCGATGAAAACCCAGACACAGAGCCGACAGACGGCGAGGGTAAGAAAGCTACAAAGTCCAGTAAGAAATAATCATGAACGCTAGAGAGGTGTTTGAAAAACGCCTACGGCAGGCTATAAGAGCCAGCGCTCGAGAGGTACAGGAAGAGGCACAACGCACTCATCGCTTTACCTCTCGTAGCGGCCAGCTTGAAAGGGCTATCGACGTGCGAATGATTGGCGATAAAACAGCAGAGGTATATATCGACAATAACCTCGCACCCTATGGGCCTTTCGTACATGAGGGAACACGAGCGCATTATATTTTCCCAAAAGAAAAGCAGTCTTTGCGCTGGGTTCCTGCTGGTGGCAATGGCTTTGTCTTTGCAAAACGTGTATTTCATAGAGGTACACAGCCTGACCAATTCTTATATGAGGCTCTTGATAATAGCCGTGAGGCGGTTCGTGATATATTCTCGAAAGCTGTCAATGTATCGCTTGGCGAGATTGCTCGAAATGTAGAGCTAGGCGTCAAGCGAACAGAGCTAAACATCAAACTGTAAGGGGTTACAGAAATGTTATACAAATTTCAAGATATGATATTCGATGATGAGCTACTAGGCCCTAATGTGCTAGAAAGCACGTTGAAGAAAGCTGAAAATTGGCTGTATGTATTGGCTAAAAAGTTAGGCGTGCAAGAGGGCGATGTAATTCGCTCTTTTGTTGCAGATGAACTCGTAACGCTCTACTGCTACCGAGAAACCTGTTCCAATAAAGCCGCCTCATTAACTGGGCAATACAGCAGAAACGGTCAAGATGATGATTATTATTCTAAGAAGTTGAAATATATCAACAATAGAATCTGTATCTTATACACAA